ATCTGACTTGAAGGCTATCTCTTGGGGGCAGGAGCATTTCACCCCCGATTTTATGGCGCGTTTAGCTGGCCACGTGCTAGCGTACGCGTCTTTCTTCTCGCAAAATGAGTGGGAGGAGACGGCGACGATGATTATGGAGCGCCAGGGTATCGAAGAGGACACGGCGAGCCAGTTTGTTTATGCGCGTCTCTGGTCGGCTATTTTCTGTGGCTACGAGGACTTCGAGCTGGTCAAGAAAGACTACTCGAACTGGTGCAAGCAGAAGGGCGTGCAAGAGGAGGAGATTAAGCGCACCGACGTATTCTGGCGACGCTATAAGAGGTCGCGCGCAAAGAATCCGCGCAATGGGCGCGAGGCGCACGTGTATAAGCGCAACGACGGGCCGAATAAGATTATTATGTTTAGCGATTTGCGCTTGAGCAATAAGGCGAAAAACTTTATGGATGGGCGCAAGCTGTGCGACTACGTCGAGCTCGGCAGTCTCGTGTATGACTTAGAGGAGGAGGGCATCCTTAAGACCGATGCGGATAAAAAACTTATTCAGATGAAGATGGGCTTTTAAATGAATAATTTATTGGATGCCGTACTAGCGAGTAATAACCAGTCGGATAATCCTGACCACTATGATGAGTATGGGTTGCCCCTTAACCGTGCGGACGAGTTAGACTACACGGCGGCGCGGGTGTTTGCTCGCAACCCCCGTATTTATCTTTATCCGGCAGACAACAGGCTATATATCGGCAAAAGGCCGGTAATAGAGACAGCGACTGAGTTGGTTCGACTGAGTAATATTAGTAATCAATGGACGAAATCGGCGCGCGCGCCAATCGTGTGGAATCGTATACGGGAGATGGCGCCGCGATATTCAGATAGTTGCATCTGGATAACAGATGAATTACTGTGGGATGTGGATAATCACGCAATTGTTAATCAAAAATCAAAGGAGAATCATATTTAATGGCACGAGAAGCAGATTTCCAGTCAAAAGTGTTGAAATGGCTGCGCTCTAAGGGGTGCATCGCCTACAAAATGCAGCAAAATGCGACGACGCGCATTGCGACCCCTGATATTCTCTTTATCAAAGAGGGCTTTTGGGGCGCGATTGAGTGCAAAGCGTCATCTAGGGCCAAATTCCAGCCGGGGCAGAAAGAGATGGTCGCGAAATTAGACGGCTGGTCGTGGGCGCGCGTGGCGTACCCGCAGAATTGGGATATAATTAAAGATGAATTAGAAGAAATCTTAAAATAAGGAGGGCAAAATGCCAGGCGGCTACAGCTATTCGTATAAACACACTGAGGGCTTCAAACGCCACGCGGAATCGTCGATGGAGACTATTACCGACGTGATTCAGTGGGGGCGCGATAAGGGGCTGCACGACCCAAAGGCGCAGCTGAACAAGGTAATTGAGGAGGTCGGCGAGATTGCGCATGAGATTACCCGCAACCACTACGATTTGAGTGCCGGCGCTGTATCTGACGAGCTCTCCGATGCGATTGGCGACACACTCGTAACGGTCTTAATCCTGTCCGATATTCTCGGCGAAGACCCAATGGCGTGCTTGGCTGAGGCGTATGAGCAAATTAAGGGGCGCTCAGGAGAGACAAAGAATGGTACTTTCGTCAAAAAAGAAGACTAACGAGTATATTATCTGCTGTAAGTGCGGCGATACGCAGAGCTTCAGCCGCGAGTCGTTTAAGCTACTTTTTCCTGGCAAACCTGTGCCGGAGCAGTATTTGCAGCCAGACTTACACAAGCTGCTCGATAAGCAGAAGAAAAACGGTAATTTCCATAAGTATCTTTCGGAGAATTTTATTGGCAGCAAGGGGTCTTTCTCTTATTACTTCGAGGTGGACCAGAAGGGGAATATCCTCTCGCAATACAATCTATTAACTGGGAAAAAGGTGGTCTAATGATAGCAGTTATTACTTGCGCGTGTGGTGGGGCCGAAGAGATGGCGCGCTCTATTTTAAAACAAGGTGAGAACAGCGATTGGCTAAAGATGCCGATAGCTAAGGGGAAAGACCAATCTAAATATGTGATGGACTCCCTACGTAGCCGTTATGGCAACGATGATAAGTTCAAGGCCCTCGACAGTTATTATCCGAATCGCAGCAGCTATATTATATTCATAGGCTATGACGGTAAAGAGTTCAAATGGGCTGACGCGGCTAGGGGCACTATAAAAGAACGTCTTGACGCGGAAATAATAGTTCGCGATTTTTCTTAATTTGCCTATTTTTGTGGGTCATTGTATATTAAAAGTATATAAGGAGGCTTCTAATGCAGAACAACGACTTACCAAATGGCTGCATCTCGGTGGATGACGCTATTAAGCTTATTAACGCTGATACACGCACAAACGCAAAGGTAGATATCGAGTTTCTTCTTCGTAATCTTCCGTATTTGCGCCCAGATGGCACGTACACAATTAAGAAATTGCGCACGACCGACAAAGGCCTGGTGCAGGATGGCATCGTCACCGCTATTGTAAAAACCGATTACGAGAAGGCTATTCTTGAGCACGCTATTGTGGAGCATTACAAGAAGCTAACTACTCGTACCGACTTCAACCCAGAGGCGATTGGTCTTCGCAGTTTGACCACTACCGTAGATGAAGAGACGAACGTCCGCGGCCAGCTGATGGAGAACAAGAAACCGTTGATTAAGCTCGGTGACGACCTCGGTAGCGGCAATAAGAACGTCGAGGAGTAATATGCAGGATTTTAAGGAGTTTGAACAGACTCACGATATGTTCGTGAAGGATTTTAATAAAATCAGCTCGACAGAAACCACTGAGGAGCTCAACTCTCTTGAGATGCGCATCGTGCGTACGCTTCAGTTGATGGAGGCCCAGATTGGCTATATGGGGCGCGGTCTCTACGAGGAGATGTCTAAGCGCCGCGTCGAGCTAGCTAATGGCTTTAAGACTCCAGAGCCTGAGAAGAAGAAGTCGACTAAGAAGAAGGGCTCTTCCAAGTGAGTTATCCAGTCGAACAGACTGGCCAGGTGCTCCCCGCCAACGACATAACCCTGGACGACGTGAACAAGAATCTTTTGTCGCGTCTGAACGACCTGATTAACGACGCCGACGCGGATGAGCTGTTGAGTATCGCAGACACTGTTGCGAAGCTTAACGCGTCACGCCGCAACAATGACCAGTTTATGCGCCCGCCGGACCAAGATGAGGAGTCGGAGCGAGAAAGAAGCGCAACGATAGGAGAGCTAATAGGAGGTAGATAATGGGAAAGATTCTAGAATCTGATTACTCGCTATCTTCGGAGCATTTGACTAAAGAACAAATTATTAAAGCCCTCTCTGGAGACCTCGAGGGCTTTAAGTTTTTCTTCAACAATTTATGCCAGCTTCAGGATAAAGATACGCGCCAGATGATTCATCCGGTCCTCAACCGTGGGCAGGAGATGATTGCAGAAACTTTGCTCAACTATATTTCTGCCGATACTCGCAAGGACTACCACCGCGAGTGTGTTATTTTGGCGCCACGCCAGATTGGCAAATCTACTCTAATCACCGCTATCTCTAACTACATGATGGCATACGTCCCAGGGTGTGAGCGTGTGAATCTCGTGCACACCTTGCATACCGCTTCGGCTGCGGCTAAATATTATAACGCCAAGATTGCCCCAATCGTGACTGGGGTGCACCCTGATATCTTCCCGACTATCGAGCGCAATTCTCTTGGCACGTCTACTCTGTTGACCTACAAAAACGTGAAAGGGTATGTGCGTAATGGCGTGTACGAGGTGACGTCGGCTGGCTCTAACTCAGTCCGTTCTAGCACCGTAACCATCTGGCTGGCGGACGAGCCTTCTGAATACCGCAACCCGCAGGCCGTCGAGGACGCCATTTCTGGTGCTATTGGCGATTACGGGTTCTCTTTTACCGCCTATATTGGCACCTTCACAGACCGTGTGTCTTCATATTTCCTGGACAAAATCAAAACCGCCATTGACCATCCTGACGAGATAGATTTGGTCTTTATCCCGTGGTTTCTAGTCTATGGTCGCCCAGGCGACGCGCGCGGCGTAAATATGGAGGAGCTTGACGAGTACGAGAAGAAAGTTATTCTCCCTGAGATGCAGAAGTACAATATTCCGCCAGAAGAGTTCCCGGCTAAAATCGGCTGGTATCGTCGCCGCGCGATGCGTACCTCCAAGATGCGCTACGAATTCCCTACCTCTATCGAGGATATTCTCAGCTTAACGTCGGATAAAAAAGTTTTCGACCAGGCAGTGATTGATGCTCAGCGCGAGAATGTCGAGATGGGCACCCCATACCGCCTCGTTACCGACAATCTAACGAGAAAGGTAGAGGCGCAGGTGACCGACGCGTCGCCGTTTCGTATTTTTAGAAAGCCTGTTTATGGCCATAGATATAAAGTCGTTGTTGACCCGATTATGGCAACGAATGCCGACACTGATATTTTTGCCATGTCTGTTTTCGACGACGATACGCTTGAGCAGGTGGCCGTTTTTCAGGGGCGAGAGCTGCAGATAGAGGAGTATGCCGATTATGCGGTCTCGATGGCAAAGATATACAATAATGCATTGATTTGCCCAGAGTCTAACGTGGCCGATGCCTTTGTAGTGTCGTGCCGCGCACTAGGGTATTACTTCTTTTATTACCCGACGCCTCAGGCGCGGAAGAATAAAGAGCCTGGCATCAGAACCACCGTGTCGTCGAAGGAGGCGATGATAGATAAGCTGGCTATGCTTCTAATATCGAAGAAGATAAAGATACACGATAAGGTCACCGTGGACGAGCTTGATGTGTTCGAGAAACAGGTGAAGAGGCGCGCCGACGGGTCTGAGACGGTCAGAATGGCTGCTCGTAAGGGGTACCATGACGATATGGTTGCGTGCTTGTGGATTTTTGCTGGCTCGCTGACGGAGCAACAGCTTACCGGGCGAGAGAGCGGCTGGGCTATTATTTAGGTTTTATTTTATAAGGTGGAGAAATATTTTATTATTTAGTTATGAGCAGCTCAAAAAATTATATAGATTGGAATGGCGATTTTAATTACCCATTGCAGTG